AGTTAGCTCCACCACGAAGAGTTGACTTATGGATTTGTGCAGAAATCTGGTTAATCTTAGTCATAAGCTCTTGGTTCCAGTCTTTCTGAGTATAGTTAGTAGAGAATGCAGCCATTCTTCTCCAACCATTGACATCCCAACGTGCTTGCCAAGGTGCTCCCTTTCTAAGGTCACGAAGAATCTCACGGTCAATCTCAGCAGCGATTTGCTCTGAAAGGATAGCTGTCAACTCAGCTTCTGCGTCAATGTTGTGGAATGCAGAAACGTCTTGTGCCAACTCTGGAGACCATGTTGCACGAAGCTTTCTCTCCTCAACTGAAACAGTTACTGAATCAAGCTTGAAGCTTACCTCACCGATTTCGGTCTCAAGCTCAAGAGAATCATACTGTGCCCAAGCAATCTTGAACAAACTCTTGATGTTAGCCTTTGTTGCTTCCTCATCGATAGTACCACCACTGGTCTTAACGATTTCTGCGTCAAGTGCAGCAGCATCAACACCGATGTAACCATCGATAGTACCTGCTTGCTGAACAACTGGCTTAGCCAAATCCAACTCGATATACATCTTACCCTCAGCATCACAAGCAGCACCGTATTCTACGATACCCTTACCATACTTCTGAGTAACAACTCTGAATGGAACTGACTCGAACTTACGGAAAGCTGCGGTCATAACGGTATCTGAACCAGGAGCCTTACCAGCTGCAAGTTCCTTTTGGGTAATAACCTTCAAAGAAGCAAGGAAACCTTCGGTATCCATCTCGTTACCATCAGGACCAGTCAACTTGCTAGCGTTGAAGCTTGAGAAACCATCAATCTCAAGGATTACGTTTCTAACAGTGCCATCGAAGCCACTCTTGAAGTACTGATTCAAATTGTCAGCACCGAAAGGACGAATACCACCAGGGGTCAAAAATACTGGGATTGCTTCACCAACCTTGATAGTAACCTTACCCTTAGAGTTGTCATACAAGAAGTCATTGTAGAACAAATCGTAAAGAGTCTTTTGGAAGTACTGAGTTACCTCTGGACCTGCCTCACGAAGTGCAGTAACATGAAGACCTTCAGCAGCAGCACGCTCTTTAGCTGCCTCGAAGTCAGTTGCATCTTCGATTGACTCATTCAATTGTGGAACATACCACTTATTCTTCTGAAGCTCATTAACTGTCTCATCTGGGAGATAGTATCTTGGCTCAACACGACCTTCCTTGTTACGGTTTACTCTGTCATAACCCATAAGACCAAGGTGACGACCAGTAGTACCATCTACGATATCACCAGGAGTAGCACCTGTTGCGTCCTCTGGATAAGTCCACTCTCTCTCAGAAGTAACTGGCAAGATGAAGAACAACTTACCAACTGGGAGGTTCATTGCTTGTACAGAAACGATGTCATTAGCAAGAAGCTTGCTGAATACACGTCTGATAATTGGGAAAACAACGGTCTCGAAAGAACCACTGTTATCAGAAGCAGTAGCCTCATAAATCAAGTGCTTAGCCTCATTCTCATACAATGTAGCAACATTCTCTTTGATACCCTCTGGAAGTCCCTCAGTGAATCCGAGTTGGTCCCAACGGTTCTGAATGCTCTCACGTATCTGTTTTTGTGCGTTGTATTCAATATTACCAACTACACCACTAGATAAAAATTCTTTCATATAGATAAATGAAGTTTTATTTTACTTATTATTTTTTTTTATTATAAATATACACGAATTTTGAAAAGTTGTAATTATTTCATCATTCTGTGCATCAAATCAAGAGATTCTAGCAAGTCTTGTGACTTATAGATAGGAGTCTCATTGATTTTCTTTGAACTCTCAACTGTAAGGCTCTTGTCCTCAGTGATGTTCATCTTGTTTGATTTCTTAAGCTCACGGCTGATTGACTCATAGAGTGCTGCGGAAGCCTCAACTGTCTTGCCTTCATTCTTGAATCTGTTGATAATCTCTTTCTTCTCGTCTTGAGAAGTTGTGTTCTCAGAAATCAATTTAATAATCTGTGCAAGATTATGGTTAGTTACAGATACCTTCTTCAACTGCTCCATAAGGTCTGTCAATGTTGACTTAAGTTCCTTGTTCTCTCTAAGAACTTTATTAGCTCTCTTAATGAAGCTCTCATTGGTTGGGTTGCCCTCATATTCACCAGCTGTTGAAACATGATGCTGATTCATTGGAGAATTCTTCTTTGCCTTGATAGGATTGTGAGACTTAGTTCCCATCATTCTACCATGAGCACCCATTCTTCCACCCATTTCAGCAGCAGATTCTTCAATCTGTCCTTCTGGAGCTACACCACACTCATTTTCAGTGTTCTCTTCAACTTGCTTACCTTTTTCAGCGTTGAATGGCTTATCTGCCTTATTTTTCTTACCTGGGTAGCCAGACCAAGGTTTTGAGTCACCCTTTGGTACACCTGCATCCCAATCGTTTACATTTTTGCCTGGCTCTGACATGCCTGGATTTGTCATTACATCCTTTTTCTGATAATTGTCAGTGTAGCCTACGTTTGAGTCGTACTCTAGTACAAGTTCAAACATCTTTTCTGTTGATTCATTCATATCATCCTCGTTATTTTCAAAATCATCTTCTGCACCGAAATCATCAGCACCATCCTCATCATCAGCAAGAATTTCCTCATCACTTGGTTCGTCACTATCCATAGCAGCAACACCTTGTGCTTCTCCATTATCGCCAAGATTAATTAGGTACTCAGCTCCAGTCTCATTGTCTTGAATGTTGACATTTCCATTGTCATCCTTATGTACAAGGATTTGGTCATCATTCTTCATTAATTTGTAAACCTTTACGATTTCCTCGTCTTCCGCATTCGTGAAGTCATACTCATCGTCTGATACCTTATATTTGTCAAACTCTGCCCATTCGTCACCACCTTCACCTTCGGCACCAGCATCTTCTACAGCACCATCAAGTTCAGTGTCATCACCACCCTCAACTGCTGTATCATCAATTGGTTCTTCAGACTCCATACCAGTGTCTGCGCCATCCATAGCATCTACGGATGCATCGCTAGATTCTGCATCGTTTGTAATATCAGAACTAGTATCTTCCACCTCACCTTCTTCGTAGTCCTTGTCATCGTCCTCAGACAATAACTTGGCATATGTATCACGTACAGTTTCGCTCAAGAGAGCCTTAACTGCACTCTCTGTATTTTCCTTCAAAGAATTTGCGAGTGTATTGTAATCTAATAAAGATTCTCTAACTACTTTGCTTCTAATATTTTTATTCATTTAGAAAATAGATTTAATACATTATTTTTTAATATAAATATACTAGATTTTACAAAAAAACTTCATATAGCCCTAAAAATAATATATTTATGAATAATTTTAGGGTTGTACCATATAAATATTAAAAAAAGAGAAATATTTATTGTAAATTAAAATAAAAAAAAAAATATATCTTTACATATAATGGAAAAGAAAGATTTAGAAATCATAAAAGAAGGTAAGACTGGTCATGGTATCCTCATTGAAAATGATGGGTATATGTACGTTAAAAATAATCAAACAATAAAAGAAAGTCTTGAAGGTGGAGAATGGCACGTTCCATATCCATTTGTGGTTGATTGTGTTCTTCAAAAATTTGGAATTAAGAATGCAAATGGTAGAATATATCCAGAGGAAGTATTGAAAAAACAAGTTGAACTTTATCAACAAAAAATAGATGAAAGAAGGGCATTAGGAGAATTGAATCACCCAGCAGAGTCAACTATAGACTTAGGTAGAATTGCCATCAACTTAGTAGAAATCCATTGGGAAGGTAGGACATTACTTGGTAAGGCTGAGATTAATACTTCTCATGGATTTAGAAAATATGGAATTGTAACAACAAGGGGTGATGAAATGGCAAACCTAATTTTAAACGGTTATAAAATTGGTGTAAGTAGTAGAGGTGTTGGTTCAGTTGAACAAAAATTAGGACAATATATTGTTGGTGATGATTTCGAATTGATATGTTGGGATGTTGTAAGTGACCCATCAACTCCAGGAGCTTATATCGGTCAACCAGAGGAATTGCAACAATATGTAGAGAGCAACGAGACCAATAGTACCAAATCATCGTTGAATGAAAAAATTTCAAAGATAAAACAAGTACTTAATTCATAGACAAAATAAAAGCGAGGCTAATCAAATAGTCTCGCTTATTTTATTACTTATAATTTGTTATTGCCATTTTATATCCTCTTTTAACCAATTTTGGTGATACAATGTCAAAATTCCTCTCTATTATTCTATCCATGTTTAATTCATCTTCTAGAATTTTTCTACTAATTGAATCTATTGGATAGAACACTCCATTAATAAGTTGAAGTTGTATTGTATTATTCAGAATTTCATTTACTGTTCGTTTTACAATATTATGAAGTTCTAATTCTGTTAATCTTATAACTTCCATTACCAATTACCGTAGTTATACAATTCATTGTCCGTTAGGTCATGGTCATCCATAAATGTATCAGGTTCTTCCTCATAACCTTCAGCCTCATCATCATTCCATCCAATTGGTTCATTAATATGTTCATAATATGTTGGGTCTATTTCCTCATCACCAACACCACCCCAATTATGGTCTTCTTGGCTTTCAAAAGGCTCGTAGTTATTCATTACGGCATTCTCTTCTGCTTCGTGCCAATTATCACCTAGAACGTCTTCTCTTATGATTCGTTTTACTGATTTTGCAATAATATTACGCAATTCAGATTCTGTAAGTCTTATAATCTTCTTCATAGTATATCCTTGTTTATTTACAATAAATATAAGGTAATTATCTTTTCGTCTTATTTATTGTAAAATCATTTTCTTGGAACATATAAACAAGATTATTTGCAATGGTACTGATTTTCCTATTAAATATATCCTTAAGTTGTGATAGTTCCTTCTTATTTTTCTCGTTTTGTCTTAGATAGAAATCAAATGATAGGAACTTTTTCTCATTGGGTATGAGATTATCAATATTAACATCAAAGTCCAATATATACTTGTCATCAAAGTTAATACCATCAATTAAAAATGACTTGATGTTCTTCCTCATATTTTTCTCAATATCATTAAAGACTGATGTATAATCCATCTTCCTTAATGGCGATATCCAACACTTTCCACTTACATAAACCACTTGTGGATTATTTCTATTCACTGTACCATATTTCAACGTGATATGGTTACATACATCCAATTTATATTCTTTATTTAAACGTTTCATTTTTACCATATTTTGTATATAAAATATAGTAAAAATTTTTTAAAAATCAAGGTCTTGGAACATAAAAAAAAGCAATTATATAGGATTTGACCCATTATCGTTGGAATACAAGAAAAGCGTCCCAATCGGAACGCTTTATTGATATGTCTAGCAAGTCCATTGGACTGATTAAACAGTGGTGTGACATTCGTGCAAGACTCGAAGAGGTTGTTTAACCAACCACCCCACGCACAGAGTAGCCGAGGCAACGATTGTTGGTGTCCATGTAACAACTCTCACTGTTGAAGTATAAGCTCCTACCATAAATGACACCCCATGTGTCGAGAGAACTCGACCAATAGCGGCCGTTACTCCCTACGTCGTACACACTACCATTGTAGCAGCGGCCAGCAGCAGGAAAAAACAATACCTTTGTACTGTCAGTTTTATCAGTAAACAATCTACCATTAACGCCACTACCTCCATAGTTAGTTACCCATGTGTTAGTCGTTGCAGCACTTAGTGCGTTAAAATCAGCCTCAGTTGGCATTCTCCAACCGCTACCCATATTAACCGTTGCAGCATCATCAACAGACTCAAGCACTGTCTTACCATCAGTGGAGTTATACTTGGTCATGCTACCAGCGGCTGAGCCGCCATTGCCTAGTTCATAGTCCGTCCAAGAGAATGCCTTAGAATGACAAGAACCAGTCACTTGGTCAGCAGTGAAACCATTAACACCACCCCAAGAGAAATATTGACCATAGTCAGTTACAGTTAATGCACCAACGTTCTTGGTTGCCCACTTGACACCACCAATCTCAACGTAATCATAGGTTGTTTTAACCTTCTCACTTTTGCAAGGGTCTTCAAAAAAGTGAATCTCACTGTTAT